TGCAGATGTGTATATCAAAGAAGATGCATTATTTGTAAAGCCGTTATATACTCAAGCTGGTCTTGATCTAGTGAAGGCCAGTGAAGGCGTTTTATATCCATCACCGGAATTCTTGGTTGGTGAAGTCTTTGCAAGAGAAGGGGATCCGAAGCCGATTGGGTTTGCTCAACTTCAAGCAGTGACTTTGACCGCTAGACCAGCACAATCTAAAAATAAAATCAGTCGTGTTTTACTCATGGAGAAATCAAACATGAATCCAGAAGAATTAAAAACTATGACAGTTGATCAGCTGGCCACTTTGGTGCTAGAAAAAGATCAGCTCGTCAAACAGCTAGAGGCTCAGTTGGAAGGCGTCAAGTCTGAAAATGATGAGCTCACTAAAGACGAATCAGAAGGCGAAGTCAAAATTTCTCTTGATGGTGAATATGCCAAAAAAGATGAAAAAAAGATGATGGCTGAAGAAGATAAAAAGATGATGGAAGATGAAAAGAAAATGTCTGAAGCCACCGCTTTATCTGAAAAGGCACAAGCTAAACTGATGAACGAGCTACATGCACAAGTGACTTCTTTGTCTGAGCAGGTCAAGACCTTACAAGCTGAAAAACATCAAGCTGAAAGAAAGCTTGTTGTTGACGGCTTGCTTAACACTGGCAAGATTGCACCTAGTGAAATTTCAGCCGTTGAATCAGCTTATGATATCAAAGACAAATTCCCAGCTATTTGGCAATCATTCAGTGAAAGAAAAGCAAATCAAGCTATCAACCTTTCTGAAAAGGGACATGCTAGCACCGCTCAAGAGATCAGCTTTATCGATCAAGTGAATGAAATCAAAAAGACAAAAGGCATCACATTTTCAGAAGCCTTAAATGTCATGAAAAACGAACAACCTGATGCTTACATCAAACATTTCAAAGGATAATAATCATGAGTTTAAATAATCATGCTACCTATAAAACCTTTATCGCATCCGCATCTATCACCGCTTTGACTTTGGTCAAACAAGATAACAATGCTAAAATCGTGCCTTGTACCTCATCCGATGATACACCTATTGGCGTTGCTCAAATTTCTGGTGCAAGTGGCGATGCTATCAATGTATGCGTCAGCGGTCTCTCTCGCGTTGTCGCTGGTGGTACTATCACATCAGGCACTCACTTTTTTGTTATGCCTGGTCTTGCTGGCAAAGTGTATGCTTATGACGGCACAGGCGAAGGCGTTCAAAAAATTGCAGGTCAATATATTCCAAATGTTGCAAATCCTGTAGCAAGCGCAAATGAAGAAATCGAAATCCTTGTTAAAGTATCTTTAGGAGTCTAATCAAATGGCAAATTCTAGCTATAGCAATATTCATCCAGTCAACGAAATCCTTCGCAACCTTGCCATTGAAGCAATTCCTAGCGATGGACAACTGATCGCCGATCAAGTCATTGAAAATGTTGATGTCAAGGCAATTGGCCCAACTGGCACTCTTTTGATTGAAGAAACACGCAACTTCATGGGATCTCCAGATGTTGACGCTCAACGTGCTCCAGGTGCAGACCGCCAAAGAATTGGCAACTTTGACCGCTCAAGCACAACCTTCTCAGCAAAGATCTATTCTCTTTCTGATGAAATTGCACTTGAAGATATCAAGTACTCACAATATCCAGGCAACGAAGAACAAAGATCTTTCCGTAAGGTACAAAGATCAATGTTGCTCAATCGTGAAACTCGTTTAGCTAATCTCTTGTTTGGTGCTGGCAATTGGGGGAGTTATACTTCTGCTTTAGCAAGTCTTGCAAGTGGCTCAAATGGTACACAATGGAATCAAGCTGGCGCCGAACCTTTAACCGATCTTCACGCTTTGATTGATGTTATTCGTGCAAATTCTCATGGTATCCTCCCTGATACTTTAGTACTTGGGTATGGTGCTTTGCGTGCTTTATCCCGCAATGCTGAAGTACGTGGATTTTTCACTGCTGGCGCTACTCCTTCCGGTACTGCTGCTGGCAATCGCTTGATGAAAGATGACATGGTCATCAGCGTTCTCAAGGAAGTTTTAGGGATTCCAAATGTGCATGTTGGTAGTGCTAGAAAAGAAACCGCAAACGCTGGCTTAACATCTTCTGAAGCTCAAGTCTGGACAGATGATAGTGTTTTCATGGGTATCATGAAGGGATCTGACGCTATTGCAAATAAGAACGGCGTCAAGGTCATGCCAGTTGCCGCTCTCAATTTTGTTTATGAAGGCTATTCTTCTGGTGCTTATGATGATCTTGCTATGACCAAGAGAACCGTTTGGATGGAACACACACATCAAGATAAGATCATTGCTCAAAATTATGGCTTTTTGCTCACTGATTGCTTAGCTTAAGCTTGATTAAATGCCTATGTATTGTACTCATTGCCTTAATATTTTCAATAGTGTGGTTCACTTAGCGGAAGCGGATGATGCAGATAAGCAGGCAATCGAAGATCTTAGGAAGCAATGGATTGATGAACGCAATCCACAAATGAAACTCCTCTTAAAGATGAGGCTGGATGTACTAATAAAAGAAGTCAATTCAGCCAAAACTTTTGAGGAAGAAATGAAGAAGGCAACAAATCGATTATATCGAGCAATTGCCGAAATGGTGCAACAAGGCCAAGGTCAGATGCTTGTTAGTATGTCGCCAGATGAGCTTAAATCTTTTTTAGTTTCAAGTGGCATGGGAGACGCTTTGACATATTTTGAGCGGTCTCAAGTGGATATAGTGGAATTGATCAATAAGGCCACGATTGAAATTGATCCGGAATTTAGATCTGCTCCCCCTGCTATCGTGCAGGCAATAGCGCAGCAAACTTCATCACAAGTGTTTGATGCTCAGATCTTGCCTTCCCTTAGTAGTGCAATTCGCAATATGGCAACAACTGCCGTGATTGTTGGAAGCTCTAAGCCGTCACTTGATCAGATGAGAGTTGCATTTGATAAGTCAGTTGGTATTGGTACAACTCAAGCCAGAACGAAAATCGCTGAATTTGGCAGGTCTATCAATGCCTTAAATGCTGATGAAGCTGGCTTAGAAAACTTCATTTATGTAGGACCTAAAGACGGGATCACTCGACCATTTTGTGCTATCTAAAAAGCAAATCATCAAGCTAGACAATGGACAGCCATCAAGTGGTCCACCTTTAACGGCGGGCGGTGGTTATAATTGCCGTCATTCTTGGGCTCCAGTGAGCAAGGGCTTTCTAAAAGTCAATGATTTGGCGGTGGTTTCAGATAGCGAAATAAAGGATATCATGATATGAGAAAAGCTCAACAAAGTAAAAACTATAATTTCATATGGCAGTCTCCAGCTCCTTTAAGTGGTACTCCATCAATTGCATTCTATCTTGAAAGTGGATCAATTGGCGGTGCTATGACTCAAGGCAGAGCGGATTTAATAGCTACTGATCTAGATAGAGATAGAAGAGCAATCACTTTATCAGCATCTGCAACCGCTTTAAAACCGTTTCAAAGTGATGCTTTTTTATTGACTGATGCAGATACTTTCTTTGCGATTAAGATCGTTCGAATAACAGGTACTCAGTTGATCTTGGCTGATCCATTGCCTAGAGATATCGCTTTTACAGTCAACTCGACAATTCAATTTGCTAGCTGGCTCTATACTTGCTCATCTTCCAATGTGACAGCATCTAAGCAGACAATCGCTTATGCAATTGAGTATGTGCAAAGTGAAGGCAGCCAGACAATCAACCGAGTTGAAAAGGGAAGTTTAAAGGTTGTACCCCGTCCTTTTGATACTGGCTTAGATCATAATAAACTATGCTCAATCTTCCCTCATGTGGCAGATTTAGCACCTAGAAGATCCAATGGTTTTGAGGAGCAGATATCATCATCACTTGATGAGTTAGCTTTATATGTGAGAGATTTAATCGTACCTAGGGATGTTGATGAAGATGATATACATAATTCACATGATTTACTGCAAGCTCATTCCTATCTTGCGATTGCTCGTATCCATGAGCTTAATGGCAATATCGATTTAAGCGAAAAGATGCGAGCAAGAGGGATTGAGTTGGCTGATCTATCTATGAAAACAATTAGCCTTGATTTAAATACTGATGGAATTATTCAAACAACTGAAAACAATCAGCGAGTGAGCGCCAGTAAAGACATTCGGGGGAATTTTGCCGGTCGAGTTGTTGGGGAATATGAAGCTCAATTTATCCCCTCAAGAAATATGAGATGGTAAATGTAAATGAAAGCAACTCTAAGCCTAAATCTGCCAGCGTTAAATTTAACGAAGCCAGTTATGACTGCAATCGCTCAAGACATCTTGGCAATCATCAAAATTAGGATTTATAAAGGCCTAGATTATAATTTAAATAAGTTTAGAGCGTATTCAAACAAACCTATTTACATTTCTTATAAATCAACAACGTATAAGCGCTTAAAACCTAAAGGTGGAATAAAGAAGCCAAATAGCATGTTATTCCCTGGCGGTTATGCTGAATATAAGCAAAAGTCTAGAAAAAGATCCAATGCAATTGAAGGCCAAACCGCAGCGGTTGATCTAACCTTATCAGGGATGATGCTTCAAAATTTTGTAGTGCTTGACTCAACAAATACAAAATTTACGATTGGTCTTTTGCCTCCAGTGCAAGACTATGGCTATGCAGTCAATCAAGATCGTGGCTTTATTGGTCTTGCTAAAAAAGAAGTTGATCAATTAGTTGAAATTGTTAAAGCAAATTTACTTGGAGAATAATGATGGGTATATATGAAGCACTGGATCATCTTATTGATCGAATAGAGGCTATCACGCCAAAGACCGACATTTATCATCATTTTGTTTGCATCAAAGACGCTCAGGGAAACACGCTATCGCTTGAAAGCAGATCAAATCAAAATAGGTTGTTTGATATCTCTTTCAATACTCTTGCTCAAGATGATGGTCAAGCCGGCATCAGTGGCAGAAAGAGAATTGAGCTATCTTTAAGAATAAGATATGATATTGGTGGCGATCGAGGATTGCTTGAAAGAATGATAGCTGAAGACTCAAGCAGCCTCATCAACACATTGAAACAACCTGATTATGATTTTTCAATAACTGGTATCGTTTCTTTAATACCTGGTCAAGCCACTACTCAAGAGATCCAGAATGATCCTTCTCAAGTTGGCTATCTTCTAGTTTTACCATTTACTTTACTCTATTTGGAGGATTGACATGACAGTCACACACAGATCAATTTCCGTTGCTACCGAAGCGACATTTGGCAGTTTATCATCATCAACCGGCTTGCCTGATTTCAGTGGCTTGTCTTTCATTTCTTTACCATGTGAAAGAGATCCAGTAGTCATTTACGGCGATGTTGTAGCCAATGAAAGACTTGAGACAAGAGACGGGCCACATGGATTGCCTCCTGAACCTGATACCGTATGGAGCGGATCCAGTCGAGTGCAAAGACGCACCGGTCAAGTACAAATCACAATGGATTTTACAACTGTTGGCAGTGGTGCAAATACTTATGCTTCAACCGGCTTAGGGAAATTATTAAATGCTGGATTTCTCACAAATCTTGCAGGCTTTACTTCCAGCGATACAGTTACCGCAGATGATGAGAATGTCTTTACTCCAACTACTACCAATACAAATTATAAAATTGGTGGTGTTGTTTCTTCTCTTATCAATGGAAGATGTGAGTATTCATCAGTGACAGCAAACAATCGTGGCGGTGCTGGTAAAATTGGCGTGTCTCCTGCATTTAGTGCAAATCCAACTGCTATTTACCCAATGCAAACTTGGTTCACTCCCTATGGCACTTCAAGCGGTCAAGTGGTCTCTTCTCTATGCTTTAGAGTTGACGGCGTTGGCTTCCGCACTTATGCCTACGGCTGCAAACTAGCAAGTTTAAATATTTCCGTAAATGCTGGCAGAGTTATGGGGGAATTTACTTTCCAAGCTGCCTTAATTCAAGATGATCATGGCAATGCAAGTGGACCAGTTGAACCGGTTGTTTTAAGTGGCGCAACTCAACATTTTAGAAATGCTTACGCCGTTGTTTCTGATGCAGTGACTTATTCAAGAACGAATGTAGTTGGCACAACCGGTGAAGAATTAAGCCGTATCGCTTTAGATGCAGAAGGCTTTACATTCAATATCTCTAACGCTTTAACTCCTAAAGGTCATTCAAATTCTATCTTGGGAATGTCTGATATGGAAGTTTCAAATGTTGATGTTGAATGCACCTTGACCTTATCATCAGTAAATACAACTTTAGCATCAGATTTTAATGATAGAGTTATTCGTCAAGTGTTAATAGGCACTGGACCAGTTGGGGATGGCAAAGGCATGGCTTTATTTATTCCTGCTGGTTATTTAACTGTTGATCCAAATAAATATGATGTAGCAGGTGAAATCGTCAAGCAAGTATTGACCTACAAGCAGAGCCGTTTTGGTGGTGATGTAGGCACAACACAGCCAGCCAATTCACCTGTGAGACTCGCTCTAGGAATTTAAAAAATGCTAAAATTCAGCACAACAACAACGATTGAAATTAAAATTGCAGTGTCTTGTGATCCTGCTCTAGACATGACTCCAGCCGAGATTTCCGCTT